CATTGTGGGTAGAAACGACGAAGTAATAGCAACAGAATTCTTCTTAGAGCGTACTCGATAATGCCTTATACTCAGGTTGCTAATCTAGATTTTGAAGATATCAAATCTGCTCTAAAAGATTATCTCAGAGCAACATCAGATTTTACTGATTATGATTTTGAGGGATCTGCACTGTCATCCCTTATAGACACACTTGCCTATAATACGTATTATACGGCGTTTAATACCAACATGGTAGTCAATGAACTATTCATTGATTCAGCGACCTTGAGGGACAACGTAGTATCCATTGCGAAGCAATTAGGATACAGACCGAAGAGTGCTTCTGCCCCAGTCGCTTATATTTCTTTTACAGTAACGTATACAAATCCTACGAGCGATACAGAACTCCTATTAAAGAAAGGAACGGGATTTGTTGCGAACTATGATAACACTTTATATCAGTATGTTGTACTGAACGATGCAAAAGGACAAGTATCAAATGGTGTCGCGACATTCACTGATGTTCCTGTCTACGAAGGAACACAAATTGTTAGCACATTTATAATTAACACATCACTAAAGAATCAAAAATTTGTTCTTGATAATGAAAAAATAGATACAAACACTATTGAGGTTAAAGTATTTCCAACCGGTAGTGGTTTTAGTGAGTTGTATCAAGTTTCTGAAAACATATTAGAAATTGATGGCAACTCTAAGGTAGTCTTTCTAGATGAAGTAGAAGATGAAAGATATCAAATTATTTTAGGCGATGGTGTCTTAGGTAAGAAACTAGAAAATGGCGCTAGAGTTGAAGTCTCTTATATCAAAACAAATGGTTCAGAATCAAATGGAGTCAGAACGTTTATCTTTTCTGGTGTACTAGAAACTATAAGTGGTGCATCACCACAAAGTATTACAACATCTATTACTAATACAATTCCGTCTAGTGGTGGTGAAGAAATTGAAACAACTGCAAAGATCAAATTTAATGCCCCAAAATCTTATGGGACACAGGATCGTGCAGTAACAGCACAAGACTATAATGCTATTATTCGTAATATCTACCCATCCGTAAGTGATATTATTATTTTTGGTGGCGAAGATCAAGAACCACCCGAATATGGTAAAGTATTCATTGTATTAAAACCAAATGATGCTGCTTATCTTACTTCACTGACTAAAAAAGATATTACAGATAAATTAAAAAAATATATGGTTGCTTCCGTGCAACCTGTCATTGTAGATGCATCAATTTTATATATTGAGATATCAAGTAAGATTTTCTATAATGGGTTAATTACTGATGAAACACCAGCACAGATTAGAGACAAAGTAATTGGTTCTGTTCAATCTTATCTTAATACATCAGGTCTAGAGAAGTTTAATAGCACATTTAGATATAGCAAAATCGTTGGTGTAATTGACGACACAGAACGTTCTATTAATTCAAATCTCACTTCAGTAATGATGAGGAAAGATTTTTACCCACAATTGAATTCGTCATTCTATTATGAGGTATGTTTCCAAAATACATTTGCCGAAGACTGTGATGATCCGGTCATGACATCTACTGGATTTAGAGTTACAGAATATCCAAATTTTGATGTTTATTTGGAAGATAGGGATGGCAAAATTGTCCTATATAGATTGGACTCTCTAAGTGGCGAAAAAGTTGTTCTCGACAGCGAAGTTGGTGAAATTAATTATGCTAAAGGTGAAGTCATACTTTACAGTTTGACTATTATTCGAGGTTCGACTTTCGACAACCGCATTTCAATTAGGGTAAAACCATTAACTAATGATGTCAAGGCACTCCGCGAGGTTTATCTTGACGTAGATGTATCAAATTCCAGTTTCGTTGCTTACAAAGAGTAATTAAATGAACGTAAAGACGAAGAGAATCTCAACTCTTATCGAGTCGCAACTCCCAGAGTTTATTGCTACTGAGTATGAATTGTTTGGGAAGTTTATAAAAAAGTATTACGAATCTCAGGAAATCCAAGGTGGTCCTTTGGATGTCATCAATAATATCCAAAAATATTCGGATATTGATTTTTACGAAAAAAATATTCTTAAGCAGAATGATAAGTTAAGTACTACAATTTCTTCTGCAGATACTACTATTACTTTATACGATGCTAGTTCATTTCCAAAAAATGATGGATATGTAAGAATTGATAATGAAATTATTTTTTATAGAAATAGAACAGATACGCAACTATTAAATTGTGTTAGGGGTGTTAGTGGTAATACTAAACTAGGAGATCTATACGAAAACAGTAGTTTTGTTACTACTGAATCTGCAGTTCATAATGTTAACAAAGAAGTTTATAATGTTAGCAACTTATTCTTATATGCGTTCGTAAAAAACTTTGAAAACCAATACTTGGGATCATTTCCAGAAAAGTATTTAAAAGGTGAAGTTGATAAGAGAACTTTAATTAAGAATATTACTCAGTTTTACAAATCAAAAGGAACAGATAGTTCTATTAAGTTTGTATTCAATACAATCATTGCTAAGGATACTGAAAATAAGCCAGAAGTATACAAACCAAGAGATTTTACATACAAGGCATCAGAATCAGATTGGGTTAATGTATATGCATTAAAAGTAAAAGTTATTTCTGGTAATCCTGCTGACTTAATTGGATTGCCAATTGTACAGTCATCTGATGATCAAATTGGATATGCATCTGCAACTGTAGATAATGTATATGCAGATGGTACATCAGATGGCGAACAAATTTGGAACATTGTACTAGCACCAGAAACTGTTAATGGATCATTTGAGATTTCTACAAAAACAAGATTAGAAAAAGCAATTGGTAGTGGAGATGGCGCTGGAACTAAGATAAACGTATTTTCTACGGTTGGTTTGGATTCTTTTGGTAAAATCTTAATCAATAGTGAGATCATTGAATATGATGATAAGAATGTAGTTCAGTTTAATATTTTAAACAGAGGAGTACTCCCAGAAAATCATGCTGCAGGAGATTCTGTATACAAACCAGTTATTATTAATGGTGCTGGTGTTGAATTACTGACCCTTGGGGTAGTATATAACTTAGAAGCGATAGATGCACAACCATTTGCTTCTGTTGATGATTCTATTGAAATTTCAAATCCTGGATTTGAAACTGATAATCCAAAAATTGTAGAATTTGGTACGAATGTATCGAGATGGATTTTTGATACTGGATCTGCTGTAACCTCACAAACAAATCCAAATATTACATCCAGTTTAAATGATGTACCTAATAATGTATCTGCTATATTTGAAGACGATCAATATTACTATATTACAAGTTCCAGTTTCCCCTCATATAATATTTTTGATGGATCAAAACCAGAACAAACTTTAAATGATCAGAAACTTCTGAAAATTATCAGAAAAAATTCTGTTATAACAACAGAAGTATATAAAACACCAAAGCGTGATGTTGGTCTGTTAATAAATGGTGTTCCTCTGTATAGTTTTAGAGATAGTGAAAGTCTTCGTTATGGAAAACTAGAAGAAATTCAAGTTAGTTCGAGGGGAAGAAATTATAAGAGACCTCCCTTTGTTCTTATAGATGGAGTTCCAAATAAAGCAACTGCATTCCTTAATGGTGAAGTAGTTGATAGAATTGAAGTAAATACAGGTGCTATTTTTACAAGGACACCAAATGTAGAAATTGTTTCTGGTCGCAAAGCAAAAGTTCGTGCTGTTGTAACTGGTGGTAAAATTACAAGTTTGGTTATTGATAATCCAGGTGAATTTTACTCCAGTGCTCCAATTGTACAAATTAGAGATCTTTCCGGAAGGGGAAGATTTGCAGAGTATAATGCTATTGTTGACACCGAAGGAAAAATTACAGGATTTGAACAAAAAAGTGAAGGTAGTTTCTACGTACAAGAAAATGTAGTGGTAGACATCCTTACTGTTGGTGAGGGTGCTACATCAACTCCATACCTCAAAGAATGGAACAAGAATAGATTCGTATCTCTTCAAACTGAGTTAGATACAGAGTTTGGATATGTATTTGAAAATTTCGATATTATTCAAAATTATGGATATGGACAAATTGCAAACCCCAAAAAATTACGTGTTTCTTTAGGTGATAATATTGATAGTGCTGGAGCAGAACCAACTGTCAAAACTCACTCTCCTATTTTAGGATTCGCTTATGATGGAAATCCGATCTATGGACCATTTGGACATCAAGACCCTCTAAATTCTAGCTCTTCTATTGTAAGAATGACTTCAAGTTATTCTCTGACAGGATCTAGAACTGCAGGACCTTCACTAACACAATATCCTTTAGGTTCTTTTGTAGATGACTATACTTATAGTCATAGAAGTGGTTCATTAGATAAGAATAACGGAAGATTTTGTATTACTCCAGATTTTCCTGATGGGACTTATGCATATTTTATTACTATTGATAGTAATCAAGTACCACAGTTTCCATATATTTTGGGAGAAAATTTCTATTCTCTTCCAGTAGATAGTAACTACAACACACCAATCAATCACAGCGATATTCCAAAATCTGCTAAAAGATTTTACACTGCGGGTATGCCAGGAAATGGCGCTGGTCTCTTAGCAAAAATTTCGGATATTAAATCCGGTAGCGTCGAAAGTGTTTATGTAGAAGATTCATCAGATAACTTCTCAGTTAATTCGCAACTATTCTTTGATAATTTAAATACCGAAGGATCTGATGCAGAAGCAATCGTATCAGAAGTACAAGGAAAGACTGTAAGTTATCTACAAAGTAAAGAAAACAAAGTAGTAAAACTGACTACTATTCAGAATGCATATCTTTTTCAAGATGATATTTTAACACAACCATCAAGTAGTGCTTCTGGTCAAATTGTAGGCACTGTAAGAAATGATAGTGTTATTGTTCTTAAAAATGTTTCAGGAACATTTGATAATACCGGAACTTTTTCTGCTGCGACTAAAACATTTATCTTAGTATTAGATCAGGACAGTTCATATACTAAAGGTGCTATTTTAAGTCTCACTGATGGAATTAATATTCCAATTGCTACAGGTGAAGTTTTAGAGGGAACTAGCAGACAAAATACTGTACAGATTAAAGTTCTTACTGGTACTTGGGGTCTTGATGAAGATTATTTCTTACAGTCTGATAATCTATTCAATACTTCGGGAACTAAGATAACGGTTATTACTTCACTTAGTGATAACTTAGAACCATTTGAGGTTAATCAAAGTGTTGCATTGATAGAAACTGATACAAACCATGGTCTTGGTGTTGGTGATATTGTAAAAATTGATATCAATCCGGATGATACAACTAAAACAAAAACTTACTATGTAAGAAAAAGATTATATCAGAATGTACAATTTCGATCTTTTTCCAGCGAATCAACAATCAATTACAGTGGTGTAGGAAGATTTACTATTTTAAATGGTGGTGCTGATTATACTGAAGGCGTATATACTAACATTCCTTTAACTGGAGGGTCTGGAGAAAATGCTACCGCTGCTATTACTGTATCCGCAGAAGGAGTCATTAATGATATCCAATTAGAAGATGGTGGACAAAAGTATAGACGAGGAGATTTCCTTTCTGTTGATGATGATCAGTTAGGAAGATCTGGAGCATCATTGTCTACTGCGCGTCTAATTATCTACATTGATCATTCCGGTGTTGGATCTCAATCATCTCAGATGAGACTTGCTAGCATTGATGGGTTCTCTGATGGGGATCTAATTAAAGTTGGAAATGAAATTATTGAAATTTCTTCTATTACTGGCGATGTTCTTAACATCATTAGGGCACAAGAAGGAACAGAGGCAGTAAATCATTTTGATGGTGGGTTAGTACAGTTATATAAACCAAGATATAATTTCACACCAGATTTTCCTTTAACAAATACCAATGGAACTGGGTATATTAGATCATACGATCCAGATACACAAAAGGCAGTCATTGTATTTGATTATGATATTACTTTTGCTGATGCTACAAAAGTTGTAAATAGCACGTCATTTTTTGATGCCAGTAGTCCAAATAGATTAGTACGAGTTCAATCAGTAGAGACTGCGGCATCTAAGTTTGAGATTTCTTCTGATAATATCAACTTTACACCTAATCCAGATTTAGATATTCAGGAATACTACAAGTATATTTTTGATACATCACACTCTTCAATGACTGGTGTCGAATTTAACTTAAGTCCAAGTAGAAATTATAATTTATTAACTCTTGAGCAAATTGTCTCATCTGCAGTTCCAGGAAATGTTGGATCTTTCGTTGATGTCAAATTTGGATTTGGTTCTAGATTAGCACAAAATAATTACAATATCAAAAAGAAAATTAATTTTTCAAGTTTTTATTATTTTGATAAAAATAATATTGTAGATGCAGAAGAAGCAAAATTAAATATTATACAGGATCCATTACAAGGAAATAAAACTGTAAATTATGTAACATCTAATAGATTTGTTTATGATATTTTATCCACACCATTATGGGATGGTTCTGGAGATATTACTTATACAACTACAGGTCAATTTGCTATTGGAAAGATTAATCGTATTGGTATCATCAATTTTGGTTTAAATTATAAAAAACTTCCTGTTATTACAGGAGTAGATACTAATAATGATTTTAGAGGTGAAGCCACAGTAAGATTTGATAGTTCCACAAATACTATTATTGGGGTAGATATTGAAAATAAAGGTTCTAATTATGTAAACCCAATAACGGTTATCACTGATGGTGACGGAACTGAGGCAAGATTTAATACTGTTGCTAGAAATGGAGAATTGTTCTCTATTACTATAGAAAATCCTGGAAAAAATTATACATATCCACCTACAGTTAGAATTATTGAAGGTGCTGTAAAGTTATACGCAAGCAGCAGTGAAATTGGTATGCCGAGAAGTGTATCGATCATTCGGAATGGTGGAGCATATCATTTAGACGAAACAGTAGCATCTAAGATTACTTCTAAGTATGCTGTCAGTTTAACTAATATTTCTGGAGATTTCCAAAAGGGAGAAGTAGTAGAGCAAGTTATTAATTCGACAGTTGTCTTCAGAGCATATGTTTCCGAGTGGAGATTTGGTTCTAATATTATAAAGTTAGAAGATATTTTTGGTATTGTTAGAGAAAATCTTCCTTTGTATGGAAAAGCATCTTTTTCTACTGGTGTAGTAAAATCAGTATACTTAACAACTTTCAAAAATCAGATTACAAGTTTTTATGATAACTTAGGATTTTATACTTCGGATAAGGGTAGGTTAGGAGTAGCAAATCAAAAACTAACTGACAGTTTCTTCTATCAAGACTATTCTTATGTCGTAAAATCTAAGACTTCTATTGAACAGTGGAGAGACCTAATAAAATCTACCACACATCCTGCCGGATTTAAACTATTTGGACAGGTTGATATTGAGGGAGATGGCACCATAAAGATGCCAAATAACCTCAAAAATAAAGCAAGTCATTTTACTTCAATTCAACTTTGGGATCCTGACAAAAATAAAATTACAAGTGATATAAAGCAAAGAGTTATAAGTCAGACTATACAAAGAGTAGAAAATACAAGAATACGAAGAGGACAAGGTTCAGCCGCGACATCCGAGTTTAACTTTAATGAAACTCGTGGATTTGATTTTACTCTAGGTTCTTCTTTTGATGGATACTTTGATACTGATGGTAGATTACAAGGAACTACTACATTTACACTATTTGATGATTTAGGAGCTCCGTTCTTTCCTGTTAGTTCTAAAAATCTTATTATTACTTTAGATGGTATTTTACAAGAACCAGATGTTGCATATACAGTAAATGCAAATCAAATTACATTTACACAACCCCCACTTGGAAATAATGTAAAACTAACGGGTCAACGTGCTGGTGCTGTAACTTCTTATAAGGGAGTTAAATTCTACGGTAGAAACTTTAGTTTCAATCAAAATCAATATAATCAAAAATATATTAGAAAGATTAGAAATATCTTCCAAAGAAATGGAAGATGGATTGATGCAGCTAATCAAATCGAAAGAAATAAAACTTTTATTATTCGCGAAACACTTGGATATGCACAAGCAAACTATTCTGTAATTGATTGGAGAACTAAATTAGATGACTATACAGGTGATATTGGATACATTTTAGATGCTTACATTCACGACTTAAGGTTTGGTGGAAATGCCAAAGTAGTAAATTATGCCGAAATATTTGCAAATACTGATTATATTAGCAAAAACAAAACAGAATCTTTAGATATTTACAATTATGCAACTAGACTTGCAAGAATTGCTATACGAAATTGGGATTATACTGATTCAACTGTTTCATATCTGCAGGGTTCTACCAAAATTAACGTTACTAACAGCAACGATTTGGCAATTGGAATGCATGTCAGTTCTGGTAGAGCATTTCCACTAGGAACTAAAATTATCGCAATTGATAGTTTAACCAAAATTACAGTAGATACTCCTGCTTTATCGAACTCTGGTTCTTCCGGTGGTGCATCAGTAGCAGAAACTAATTTAAATGGTTCTTCTGGTAATCAAGGTGGATTTGTTGTTCCTACTAGTGTTGCTAGCATCTTACCAGGAAATACTTTTTCAGTAGAACCAGGAGATACAATTGTATCTCCATTATCTTTCTCTGGTATTGAAAGTGCTACGTTTTATCTAAGTGCTGTTAATACCGGCACTTTCTATGACGCATCGAACTTAATTTCCAAAAATATTCAGTTGATTGCTCAAAAATCAATTGAAGATGCTGATAATATTATGAATACTAAGTATGGAATACAATATCTTGAATATACAAATTATACACAAAATCATTGGTATAATTTAGAACAATATATTAATGCTGTTGTATATCATTTTAGGTTTGGTGGAAACTCAAAAATTACTTCTTTTTGGGAGAAAGTTGATTTTAGGATTCCAACAAATACAACGATTGGATTACCATCGGGTGATACTGATTTAGGGAATGGACAAACTTTCCAGCAATATCATGAAGAGATGCATGCAACTGCGTTATTTGCCGCTACAGTTTACATGGTTGATGCAATGCGTAATAATATTACTGTAGCATCAGATGATTACTCAAATCTAAACTTAGTACCATTTATTGACTCTGCTGTTGCGGCAGATACACAGTTTCCTTTCTGTGCCGAAGTAGAATCTGCATTGCAAACAATTCAAGATATTCTTTATGCATCTATAAAGTATGATTCTAGCACAACATATACAGGACCAGTAGATCCTACACCAGAAAATGAAAACAAAAGAGGATACTGGACTCAACTAATAACATATTCAAACTACAATATTATTCCTGATACGCAATATCCAATAGGAGAATGCAATGATGTAATTTCATCTGTTGATTTGTTCTTAGATAATATCAAAGATATTTTTGACGATATTGATATAGTTCCAACCACACCAGACTATATTGATGGAGAAACAAAATCATTTGACTTATATTGGAGTAATGGAGATCCAATAATCAGCGAAAGAGACGAGAATCTTTTACTGACTATTAATGCAGTTTTGCAAGAAACTAAATTTAATGCTTCATACCCTGGTGATGATTCATACTATATCGATAGAACTGTCGTACCAAATAAATTAGTATTTGATGTTGCTCCTATTTGGGATCAAGATGCTGGTGCAAAAACTCTTGGAGAACCAACTGCAGTTGAAAAAGTTGCTGGCGTTGGTATTGGTAATTATAAAAGATTAACAATTGATAAAAATTTAGTTAATAATGTAAGGTCTAGTCCATTCTTGATCTTAGATCTGGAAGATTTAACTGTACAAAATATTGATGAACCCGACTACTTACTAGTGTTTATTGATGGAGTTCTACAAGTACAAGGTGATAGTTACACTGTATCTGGTCCCAATATCTTCTTTACATTTCCAATTACAAAACAAATGAAGGTTGACATGCGCTACCTTTATGGTAGAGATGTTGGTCAAATCTTAAACATCTATGATTATAATTCTGATGTATACTATGCACAATCTAAAGTTATATTAGAGACTACTTCAGGATTGAGCGATTTTCTTGCTGGAATTTGGGCAGGTCCATATAGAGGTAGTGCTCCATTACAAATCGTGCAATTTGCACCTAACAATAAGTTAATTGTTATTGGTCAAATTAAAGATTATAGCATTACTGGTAATACTATTAATCTCAGTGTTTTTGGTAATAAGGCGGTTTTAGATCCCACATTAGATATTGTATTTGTTGTAAAAGGACAATATAATTACTATACATCATTTACTATTGATTATTCACAATCTTCAATTACATACGAAACAGACGAAAATGGTAGACTTCTTTTAAGAGGCAACGATCAAGTTTGGCGTGGTACATATTTAAGAAACACATATAAAAATCCATTCCTGAGTCTTTCTAATAATACTAAAATTAGAGTAGAAGGTCAAGAAAATTTCAGAAAAATCAAAAAACTGCCGGGACAGTTAACTTCTAAAGAAGAGAGATATGAAGAATCATTATCCAATTCATATTATGGTTTTGTTGAAATTGATTCGTATAATGGTATTACTAGAGGTGAAGGTCTCAGTATTGTTGCAGAAATTCAAAATGGTTCTGTTGTAGGTCTAACTTGGAATCAACGTAGTTATGATCCTATTACACAACCTACTGCATATCAATATTATACCCCACCAGTAATTAACTTTGTACCCAGAAATGGTAATGGTGGTGGTGCATCTGCCAAAGTTCTTGTAAGTAAAGGTCAAGTCATTAGTGTTGATCTTGTTAGTGGTGGTAGTGGGTATACTGAAGCACCACAAGTAATTGTTGCACGTAGATATGATGTTCTAGAAGAAACAGATATTGGCGTATCTGTAATTAATTGTGGCATTACTCAGGAAGCAATTCTTACGATGTCTGGATTCTCAACGATTGCTATCCTTGGTAATCAGGTATCTGGTGTCAATACATTTACTTCTGTTTTCTTCAATAGTCCTGTTGATGCAGATAGAGTTATTACTGCAGAGATTCAACTGGTTGAAGAATGTAGTGAAGATCTGTCTGTTGGTTTAGTAGCACCTATACTCAAGATAGATGACTTCTTCTATGATGATACTATTCCAGGAACTCTGGTGTATGAGAAGACACAAGTCGATATTACTGTTGCCTCTCTGTCTAAGAATCTTAATGTATTCTCGATTGATACCTCTAGACAAATTACAACAACACTCTCTAATTTAATTAATAATACCGCATTATCTAACACAAATTACTATGAAGTTGCGGCATTCTTGGATCTTCAACTTGATCCAGGTGAAAATATTATTTACATTGCTGACACAACTAAGTTCAAATCTAATGGATACTTATTAATTGGAACTGAAATTGTACGCTATTTACGTAAGATAAATGATCGTTTCTTGGCAGTAGAGAGAGCTCAGAAGGGTACTACCGAACAGACATGGGTAGCAGGAACTTATATCAGACAAATTCCTGATCCAGTATCTGCAGTATACTCTGGCGTTATTGCTGTCGAATCCGAATCTCAAGTCATGACTTTGAGAGGTGGTTCGGAAATTGGAGGAACTGAAAGGAAATATCAACAACAACTTATTACTCCAATCAACACAATTCAAAATACGCATAGAGTAATTGAATCCCAGTTGCAGATTGGTGTTAGCATTGATAGTTCTTTCTCCGTATTAACTCAGGTCAAGTATAAACTTGAGCAACCATATACTGCGGTTACTCCATCATCACTATCATATCAAGCAACTGTAGTTTCTGCAGAAATTCAAAATGTAAGTTCACAGTTTGTTCAAAAAGCATCTACCGAAGTATTAATTATTCCTGCAGCAAGCGGAGTTGTTGATGGATATAGAGAAGTTATTTTCATCACTGATCCAATTGAAACAAGAACAAATGGATTTGTTAATATATTAGATGATTATGGTGTAACTAGAAGAGATACTACAACTATCTTTGTTACTAACTCTGTATCTGGTGTTTCATCAGAATATATTGGTAATTACACCAGGACAAATGTTGGTCCTACTATAGGAAACTTCTATGCTTCATATGATAGTGGTACTGCAGATGTATCTGGATTAACTATTGAGATGCTTTCCGCATATTATGCGTCATTAACACTACAAGATTTTGTCGATAGAAAAGATTCTAGTTATACAATTTCCGGAATTAAATTCAATCTAGGAAACCCATCAATTCAAAATCCTGTTACCTCGATTTCTTCGTCTAATATTCAGACTAGTATTGTTGGATATCCATCTATTTCGGTTCTAAATACTGCATACTTCCCGGATTCTGGTTATCTATTCAGTGAAGATGGAAGTGTAATTCAATACACTTCTAAATCTACTGTTTCTTTTGAAGGATGTACTCTACTAAGAGGACCAGATATTCTTACAACATCATCCTATCTAGTTCCGTTTACAATTTAATAAAAACGGTATAAATATAAATAACACAGGCACAAACCTTACGTCGGAACAGAAAACCAATGGCTGCTATTATCTCAGATAAGTTTAGAATTTTTAACGCTAAACAATTCCTGGAATCTCTTACTGAAGGTCCTTCCGACACTAGTACAGAGCGATCGAGGATGTATTTCTTTGTGGGTCGTCCGCAACCATGGAGAGCGTACTTAGAAGTGTACTCCAAGAGCTCCACCAATTTTACTGTTGGTAATGAAGTATTCGTTGGAACATATGGTTCCTCAGCATTCCGTGCCACCGTTGCTGCAGTTTATGATAGTGCTCTTTATCTTACCGACGTTTTTGGCAGTAATGGAACTAACTCAGTTCCTTCCACTGGAGATACTCTTTTAGAAACTGCTGATGCAGGATCTACTACGACAAGTGCCACTGCTAAAACGGGAGTTTACCGTTACGCAACAGAGGAGATTCCGCCACTTCCTTTGGATAACCAAAGAGAAAAAATTAACATTTACGACGAAATTATTGCTGCCAAGCGTATCACAGACGCTTTTGCGAGAACTGTCATTCGTCGCTATAACTGGGATGTAGTTGCAAATCCCAAATTTGACATGTGGAAGCCTGATTACTCTGACACCCCTGGTGGCGGTGGTCAAGTAGGTAAATCAAGTGCTACTGGTCAAACTTCAATTTCAGATTCTAAGTTCTATGTAATGAACTCGGATTACGAAATTTTCAAGTGTCTCTATAATGGTGAGACTCCTTCTAATCTATCAGGTCAAAACGCAACTGAAGAACCCCTAACTTCCGGCGGAAATTATGACGCTGCAACTGGCATTTACACAGAAACTAGTGGTGCTGGTTATATCTGGAAGTATATGTTCACCACTCCAACGGATGATGTTCTAAGATTCTTATCTTCGGACTTCATGCCGATTGTTCTTCCTTCAAATAACTCACGTACCAATGTTACAGCATTAGCAGTTGCTGGTGCTGTTGATGTCGTTCTAGTTGAAGATGGTGGTCTAAACTTACCTGCTTCGCAAACACTATTTACTAGCATCAAGGGTGATGGAACTGGCGGTGTTGTTGAGTTTGCTACAGATGGTTCCGGCACTATCACTTCTGCAAGCGTCCAAGCTCGTGGATCAGGTTATACTTATGCTAGCGTACTTATTGCCAATGGCAACTTGTTCTCTGATGCTGGTCTAACCACCGCAGTTGGTACTCCGGCAAACGCAGTTGCTGCTTTAGAACTAGTTTTACCTCCTCAAGGTGGTCATGGTTCGGATCATGAACTAGAACTCAATGGTAAGCGCGTGATGACTAATATCCGCCTAACTTATTCGGAAGGTTCTGGAGATTTCCCTGTTGATAACGACTTCCGTCGCATTGGCATCATCAAGGATCCATTAAACTTTGGAACTACCGCATTTGCAACAGCAGATACACTAAGTGGTCTAAAAGCAATTAAGATTAATGGAGCAACTGCTGATTATATCCCCGATGAAACTATTACCCAAACAGTAACTGGTGGTACTGCATATGGTACAGTTGTTTCTTGGACTTTAGATAGTGGTTCGGTTGTAAACGGTGTTCTTAAGTACATCCAAACGGTAGACACACATGTTGACCAGGGTGTTGTGAGAGCATTTGAAGCAAGTGGATCTAACGCTGTCTCCGGTGGTTTATCTGCTGCTGCTGGCAATGTAGACACTACATATACCGGTGCTCTTTTGGGATCTACTTTCCAAACTGGTTTAGATTCTGCTAATCCAGGTGCTGGTGGACTGGCAACTCCAGAAATCAGAAATAACTCTGGAGATGTAATTTACCTAGAGAACCGTCGTTTGATCACTCGTGCTCCTGACCAAATTGAAGATATCAAATTAGTCATCGAATTCTGATCAAAATTAAATAACTTTAAATCCCCTGAGATACCTCGGGGGATTTTTTTTATCTCTATAAATACTAAGGACAAAGAATGCTAGTATTTGGCGGAAAACGATGCCACAGAAGACAAACCTTAATGTAACTCCTTATTACGAGGACTTCGACGCAAGTAAGAATTTTTATAAGATTCTATTCCGTCCTGGATACTCTATCCAGACTAGAGAACTAACTCAATTACAATCTATTCTTCAGAATCAGGTTGAAAGTTTTGGTAAATATGCTTTTAAACAAGGAGACCTAGTTGTTCCTGGTGAAATAGGTTTTAATACAAAACTAGACTACGTTAAACTTTCTTCTGTATCAGAAGTTGCAGTAAACGAAGGCAATAGTATTGTCTATAAAAAATATGATATTAACCAATTAGTTGGATACCAATTAAAGGGTATTAGTTCTGGTGTTATTGGAACTATTTTAGAAGTAAAGTTAGCAACAGAGACATCTGCAGATACATTATATGTCAACTATTTAAATAGTGGCGATTCAAACATAGATACTACTTTCAGACAAGGAGAAACACTAGAAGTAGTTGATGGTATTAACAGCCCATTATTAGTTGTAGGAACAGATGGTAGTGTTCTACCAACCAGCGTATTAGTCAAAAATCCTGATACACAAGAAGTTTTTTCTGTTAATAGTCCTGCTATGGGATATGCTTCTGCTGTAAAAGTAGAAGAAGGCATCTATTTTGTTAATGGATATTTTGTACGCAATGAAAAGCAACTCTTAGTTATTAATGATTATTATGATGTTCCTTCAGCAAAAGTAGGATTTAAAATTTCTGAAGACATTATTACACCTGAGCAAGATGATAGTCTATATGATAATTCGATTGGGTCTTCAAATTATACTTCTCCTGGAGCACATAGATTAAAAATCTCATTAGATCTGGTAAAATATGATCTTAGTGATTCCACAGATAGAAATTTTATTCAGTTAATTACTGTATATAAAGGAGTAGTACAGAAAAAAGTAAGTCCTACTAATTACAATTTACTAGAGCAAACTCTTGCTAGAAGAACTTTTGATGAAAGTGGTGATTATGTTGTAGAAAATTTTTCTGTTGATATCAGAGAGTATGCACAAAAGAATAACAACGGTGGTTTATATGCCATAGATGGTTCTGCAACATTTAATGGTCTTAGTGAAACTGATGCTACCAGAAAGATGATCGCAAGTATCGGTCCTGGTAAAGCATATATTAGAGGATATGAAATTGTCAATAAGGAAACAAAATACTTAGAAGTAAACAAGGCAAGAGAAAGTCTTTCTAGTGATAATATTCTTTTAAAGTCTAAAGGTCTGCCAACATTTCCAATTACAAATGTATATGGAAGTATTCCATTAAACAAAGAAGGTGGAGATCTTACCGCATATCCATATATTAATTTGTTGAGTACATTTAATGATGGTTCAATAGGTCTTAATAATACAGAACTTGCAAATGATCATAGACAGACTATTGACAGAAGAGGAAAATCATTTAACACCGATCAAGTAGTCAAAACAATTACTATCGAAGTAACTAGTGCAACAAATCCACTTGGATCTATTACAGATGGAACATTTGAAAGCACCATTGGAACTCTACACTTTATTAAATCCAGAAATGATGGAGGCAGTCCAACATCTGTAGGAACTGTACAGTCGATTGCATATGCGTCTATCAACAAACCGTTGATCAATCCATCAGATACTTTCCAATTTTTAGAACTCACTATTGTTGGAAATAAAGATGATCTAGATCTACTAATGCTAGATTATGATTTAGGAGATAGTAATCTAAGAAGAAAATTATTTTTAACTGACAATGATGCTTCTGTTGATGCTAACCCACTAGGACATATTGTAGATTATAAAGATTCTATTACTCCTATTGTAGGTAGAGCAAAACCAAATAACTTCTTCTTAAAAAATAGAGGATCTGGATTTAATTCCGACTCTGACATTGTATTGTCAAAAGGTCGTTTAGAAGAAGGAACTCAAACATACAATGCAATTTTTGGACTTTCATATTTTGATCCCCAATTCTTCACTAAAATTAAATTAGATGCTACTCCTTCTGAAGGATTTGAGGTTGGAAAATATATATTTGGTTTATCAAGTGGAGCATATGGAGTTGTTGAAGGAACTCCAAGTGGAAAATATTCTTTCGGAAAAACACTATTCGTAAAAACTTTGTTTGGCAGATTTAAATCTGGAGAGACAGTTAGAGACGAAGCAAGTAATACTAATAGAATTGCTAAAGATAATACTATCTCCCACTTTATTGTTGTTAATAGAGGATTGGGGTATGCAGATGATTTAAAACTTCTTGTTAATGGAGTTGAGTATGATTCATCTGTTGTAGAAGTTTCACGTCGTAATAATGGAGAGATATATAGAGTCGCTATTAATAATAGATTAGCACTATATTCAGAATACACCCAACCACCTGCAATTAGTATTGTACAACCAGATGGTGCCACTGAACCAACTTCTGGTGCTGCAATTATTCCAGTATTAACTAGAAATGCAGTAACAACTTACACAACTCAGAATGTCAAATCAGTTGCATCCGAATATGGTTCTGGAAATGCAAACATATTCACTGCAGATGTTGTAGTTGATGATCAGCGCCTAGCAGAAATTAAAGCAGTTACTGATTTTACATTTTTTGGTTCACAGGGATATGATTTTATTGAGTCTACCAGTTATAATGCCGACGCTAGTACATTAGTACAGCAAGGAGATATTGTTCAATTTGCGGATGTAAATAACCACTTAATTCGAGCAACTGTTCAATATGCCACAGAGCAGCAAGGTGTTTCTAAGTCTAGAGTATATCTAGATATTGCACTTCCTGGAGATGTAGTCAATACTAGTATTGTAAGATTACGTCCAAAAGTACAAAATCCCAACCAAGGAACACTAGTATTCCCAACAGGCAGCAATCAAGTTAAAAAAATTGCGGATAACTCAGAAGATACAAAGATTAAGTATTATCTGCGTAGAGATTTCATCACTACTGCATCTACTAGTGGTGGCACAATTACATTTGCAGCTCAGTTACCCTTCGGAACCCAAAGGTTTGTATCTTTCACAGAGCAAAACTTTATAATTACAGTACTTGATAAAGGTGATGCTACAAACATTGAAAATGGGGATATCATATATGTCGATTCAGATTCTATAGAAATTACATCATCTACTGATGTTGCTAGTGCATTAACTTCCGGTAGCGTCAGTCTAAATCTTGCATCAACTTACTTTGGGTCTATTGCTGTAAATGGAACATTCCCCAAGTTAAAACTAACTGCTACAATTGAAGTAGAGAATGCAAAACCAAGATTAAAAACATCAATTGAAAATAAAAGAATCATAGTCTCTTCTGCTGGAGATAGAATAATTCCATTCAGAGGAACTGATTATGATTCAAATATCGCAGAAATTCTTTCGTATTCTGATGCTTACAAATTAAAGTATGTGTATGAAGGTTCTGCTACGCAACCACCTACAGTTGATAGTAGTGGAAACTTGATTTCTGGTAATGATGTTACTGATAGATTCACGTTTGATAATGGACAAAGAGATACAATCTATGATGTTTCTAGAATTGTTCTAAAACCAGGATATGAGCAGACTACAGGACAACTATTAATTGCTTTTGATTACTTTGAGCAATCACAAGGAGATTTCTGTACTATTGATAGTTATCTACACGAATCTGGAATTACTGAAGATGAAGTTCCTTCGTTTAATTCTTCTGTTCATGGAAATGTAAGTCTAAGAAATGTTATTGATTTCAGACCAAAAGTAGACAGTAATGCATTCATTGCTGGATTCCAGGACACATCATCATTATCATATTCAGTTGGCGCATTTGCAGGATCTGGTGCTGTAGTAGCATCTACACCAGCACCAGATACTAATTTAGAATATACTTTATCATTCAGTCAAGTACAATATCTCGATAGAATTGATGGTGTATTCTTAAACAAGAAAGGGGAGTTTATTGTTAAGGAAGGAAATTCTTCACTGAACCCATCTAAACCAGATCCAATAGATGATGCTGTACCATTATTTTATGCACATATTCCTGCATTTACACAATCAAGCAAAGATGTAAGAATTACTCCTGTTGATAATCGACGCTATACAATGCGTGATATCGGTAAGTTGGAGAAACGTATTGAACGTCTTGAGTATTATACTACTCTTAGTATCTTAGAGCAACAAGCTCTTAATATGCAAGTCAAGGACGAAATTGGACTTGATAGGTTTAAGAGTGGATTCATTGTTGATAATTTTGAAGCACATAGATCAGGAAATCTATCTGCTCTTGACTACCAGTGTTCGATTAATTCTCAGCAGTCGGTTCTTCGCCCACAATCAAAGGAAGATTCATTTATTTTAGAAGAAGTAAACACAAGAGATGATCAGCGTATTGTTTCTGGATATAAAAAATCTGGAGATATTATTAGTTTACCATACACAAATCTTTCTCTATTGGGAAATAGTTTTGCTAGTAAGACATTAAACCCAAATCCTTTTGTTGTTCTTCAGTATGTTGGAGATTCTATAATTTCCCCAAGCATCGATCAATGGTATGATGATTCACAAGAACCATTAGTAGTAGACACCAACACGGACATCTATAAGATTTTCTTAGCAAAAGAAAATGTAAAGGAAAGTCTTTCCAGTTTACATAACTCGTTTGTAATTAATTGGGTTGGATCTTCGTCTTCTTTTACAAATATCAATTCTTTAGGAGAATTGAATACTCAAGATGCAAATTCTTCTGTAAGTTCTGCATCTGTAGGTAGTACATCTAATATCAGTCCACAAAACAATGATGTTGGTAAAGGTATCCAAAGTAAAATTACTAGAGGTAATAGCGTTTCTACTGCTCTTCAATTTTTCGCAAGAAGTGTTCCTATTAAATTTGTTGTAAAAAGAATGAAACCCAACACACAGATTACTGTGTTCTTGGAAGGTAGAAACATTAACCGTTGGACAAACCCCGACCTTCGTTTTACTGGCATTGCTGGTAATTCATCATCTGCATTTAACGGTACTATCACCACAGATGATGGTGGAAATGCTAGTGGTATTATTCTTTTACCTGCTGGATTACCACCAAGGGAAAATGCTACTTGGGGAGGTGATGTCGATACCGTAGATTATGATACTTCTGCAGAAGAGATTAAAATTTCTACAGGAATTAAAACATTCAGGTTTACATCTAGTTCTACCGATGCTGATAAGTCTACAGTAGATACTTATGCTGAAGTAAAATATTATGCTACTGGTATTTTACCGGAAAATCCTGTTAGTATTATTTCCACTAAACCAGCATTCTTTAAGGCAAATGAAGGTGTTCAGTTTGTAGATAGTAATACTGATAATCCAGTAAGACCAAATCCACTTGCTCAAACATTCAAAATTGAGAATTATGAGGGTGGACTATTTACGACTGGACTAGATCTATACTTTAGCAAGAAGAGTTCTACGATTCCTGTAAAAGTATATTTGACAAATGTAGATTCCGATAAACCCGGAAAGAATATTATTCCTGGAACTGAAAAAGTTATTTCTCCATATACATTCCTTAAATTTCTTACTAATGGAAATGTTTATGTTACTAAGGGAGAAATGGCAACAGGTGCATCATCTGCTGCTAGTGGTCCTATTGAAAAAATCATTGATAAGAATGGAGTTGAGTTGATTTCTTCTTCGTCTGGTAAGTATTTGCTTACTAACGAACAAGTGTATACTATGGTCCTTAGCAATCACAATGGTCGTTCATTCTCACAAAACGAAACTTTAATTTTGCCATCTGTTGTATTAGCAAATGCTACTGAAGGAAACGTTTCTACTTTAACTATTGCTAAAGATAGTGGAAAACTTTCTAAGATTAAAGTTATCAATCCCGGTGATAATTACGATAGTGCAATTCTTAGCATAGAAAGTCCACAACTTCCTGGTGGTTCTGTTGCTACTGCTCGTGTTGGTGTGTCTCTAGGAAAAGTATACAATACAGAAATTTCACTTCCAGGATTTGGATACACAGAAGCACCATCAGTAGTCGTCCGAGGCATTGGTAATGGTGCTGGAGGGTGTGTAATTGAGACTTCTATCGAGATAGACTCACTTGCGGTTAGAATGGGTGTAGCGGTCGATCAGGAGGGTCTCACGAACTCAACTGTCCCAACACATTTTGTGTTTGATTATCCCATATACTTACAAAATGATACAGAATATGCTCTAGCAGTAGAAACTGATTCTATTGATTATGAACTTTGGGTTTCTAGACTTGGAGAAATTGACGTATCTACAAGCACAGTTATTACAACACAACCATCATTAGGTTCTGTTTATAGATCACAGAACGTTGATGTATGGACAGAAGATATTTTTGAAGATCTTAAATTTACTCTTTATAGAGCAGAGTTCCAAATTGACAGACCTTGTGAAATTCTCCTTACGAACGAAAGCCTAGGATACAAACTAATTGATAAAAATCCTTTCTTGACAAATGCAAGTGCGAATACAAATGCTACTTCTAAATTATTTAAAAATAATAATTCTATTGTTAAAGTAATTCATAAAGATAATGGATTTGAGGATACAGGAAATTCTTATGTTTTCTATAGGACTGCACAAGAAACCGGTGGAATTACTTCTGATGTATTGAACACTTCATTATTTAAGGTTACAAATAGTGGAGTAGATTTTTACAATATTACATCTTCACTTCAAGCATCTGGAAACTCTATTGGTGGAGGATCTAATGTGTATTCAACCTACAACAGAAAGTATGAAACTCTATATCCACAAGTTCAGTATTTGACATTCAGTGGAACTAAAATTAATACTATGGTCAAAACAACAGATATTGTTCCTGTTGATTCTAACACAACCAATTATGTTTCATACGACCAAACAGAATACGAAAAAACATTCTTGAATGAGTCCCACTTCTTTACAAATCAAAAAGTTCTTGCTTCTGATATTAATGAGACTTTAAATGATCTCGACACATCTTTAACTTATAAATTAGATTTTTCTTCTACAGTATCTTATCTATCTCCGATAATTGATCTTGCAACATGCAGTGTTAAAACTGCATCAAATAGAATTGAAAAATCATCTGGATCTGAAGACCGTTATGGTAGAAGAGATCAAGTTATTGAGTTCTATCCAATTTACTCGTTTACTATTTCTGATATTTCGGGAGTAGATATTCTCAATGACCAATCTATTGTGGGATATAATTCTAAAGCAGCTGGAACTATTGCTAAGGTAGATGGCACTACTGTGTGGGTAAGAGTCAAAACATCACAGTTCTTCCAAAAAGGAGAGCGTATTACTTTAGGCAATCAACTAACTTTAACGGAAACCGTTAATGGAGAGGTTGTTCCTTTAGGAAAAATTGGCACAAATCCATCACAAGTCATTATTAGTATAAATGATTCTTCTACAATTATTGCTAGAAATCCATCTACTATTACAGAAACATATGATAATGTAATTACTGGCAAGACCACAATTTGGAACAATCAATCACAGCAACTTACATTAAGAGTTGACACCCAACCAATCTTAAATGACTTTACTGGAAGAATAAGAGATAACAACGCTTTCAATAGAAATGCAATCTTACAAGATCAAGTAGATGATATTTTTAGAGTTGGGGATTTTGTTAAGTACCCAGATCAACCCGATGATGAAGCTTACTTCTTAGAAATCGGGAAACTAGAATACACTAATGGTACTGATTATGTACCAGAAGATAGTTCTAGAAATAGCGCCGCTATCGCAAAATACATAACCAAAGAAGTAGCAATCGCAACTCCAGCAACTGCTATTGATGTACACCTTACAGTTAACGTAAAAGACTTTGCAAATATCAAAGTCTTATACAAATATAAGAAAGCATCTTCACAAGAGAACTTTGATGATCTTGACTGGGAATACTTCAACGAAGATGGATCTCCCAATTCTTTAGAAATTGCTACACCAGAAAATACTATTTCAAGTATTGTTGAAAAACAATCATCATATCAAGATATTAAATATAGTGTAACTGATCTCCCAGAATTTTCATCTTTTGCTGTCAAAATTGTTATGAGCGGAGCAGATCCTGCGTATGTTCCAAAAATTCAAGATATCAGAGCTGTTGCTGCATTTTAATTTCCGCGTATGGATTATATCAAAGTAGAAGGACATGATGGTCTTGTTAGAGACAAGACCACAGGTGCCATCTTGAATAATGACGTTTCTGCTATTGAAGCAAGACGCAAAGTGAAACACTTGAATTCCGCGTTGGATGACATAAATATGATGAAGGATGAAATCTCTGAAATCAAATCCCTACTTAGAGAGTTAGTAAAAAATGCCAGCAATTAATGTCGCTAGAACTGACACCTTTGAACTTCAAAGGCAGAAAATTAATAATATTGCAACACAAATTTTTAATATTACTGCTGGTGGTAGTGATCTTGCTACAGGCAATTTAAAAATTGGAGATGGTTCAAAACAATCTCCGTCATTAGCATTTGAAAATGATCCCTATCTTGGTGTGTACAGAGCCAATGTTGGGGTTATGGGTTTTGTTGCAGCAGATAAAAAGATTTTAAATCTTTCATCTGCTGATCTCACAGCATTTCAAGATATTAACTTACAAAAAAATACTGTTTCGGAAATTATTATATCTAATGCCGGACAAAATTATGATGCAGGAATTTACAACGATGTTTTTGTATCTGGTGGAACTGGTAGTGGACTATCATTAAATATCGATATTCTCTCCCATCAAGGTGTTATCAATAATGATGGTGAAGGATATGATCCTGGATCATATGACAATATACTCATTGTTAATGGAAATGGAACAGGTGCATTTGTTAACTTTACAGTACCAGAATTAGAAGGTAGCATTATCAATGCGGGTAGTGCATATGCTCCAGGAAATTATAATCCAACATTTGTTAGTTCTACTGGCAGTGGATCTGGAGCTTCTGCAAATATTACCATCAGTGGAGAAGTAGATTATTCTGGATCAATCACAGATCCTGGTACTGGATATACTGAAGGAGAAAACTTAGCAGTTTCACTTTTTAATAATCCAGTTACAACATACACATTAACAGCAATAACGAATCCAGGAACTCCACCTCCTGCTGAAGTTTTTGCAATTAATGGAGTAGCTCAGCAAACTTTAACATTAACTAAAGGAAATACTTACAGATTTGATATTTCTGATAGTTCATTATCGACTCATCCACTTATTTTTGAAAATTCAGATGATTCTCCTGTAGATGGTCTTCTATTTGTTACAGCACAAAATGGTGCTGCTGGAATTAGTGGATCTTTTATTGACTTGATTATCAAACCAGATGCACCTGATGGTGATATCGCATATGATTGTGCCACTCATAATGGAATGGGAGCAGTCATCACTGTTGTATCAGGATCTGCTGGAAGTTTTGGTAGTGGTATACAAGCAGACATTACAGTAAATGCTACTGGTGTTGTTAGTGCTATCACTATTGGCACCAGTGGAAATAATTATACTGTTAATAATATTTTAACAGCTCCTACTCTGGGACTGTCAGGCGGTAGTGGATTTGAATATACGTTAGGTTCTTCGTTTGTGTATACAGGAACTGTAGCATCTGTCACTATTGATACTCAAGGATCTGGATATGAAGCAGGAGATCTCCTAACTTTCAATGATGCAGATATTGGGGGAGGAGGAGGTTCTGGATTTTCTTATGAGGTTACATCAAATCCAGGAAGCATTACTGATTTGTTTTGGCAAGAACGAGGATCTGGATATCAAGTAGGTGATCTATTAGAATTAGCAGGGTCTGTAAATGGAGTATCTGCTGTATTAAGCGGAACAGTTTCTGATGTATCTGGTTCATGTTTAGCTGCTAGCACAACATTAACAGTTGATGATAGTAGCGGTATTGTTGCGGGCATGTCTATTATTGGAGTGGCAGAAATTCCAGCTGATGCAACTGTCGTTAGTATTCCAAATGGTACGTCTGTTGTAATTTCAGCAAACCCAACTGGAGATAATGCAACCGCTACCTTTACATTCAGTGGTCCTGGGTTAGGAAATCAAATTGTTTTGTCTTCTGCTACCGGCATATTTGCTGGAATGATAATTACAGTTGCCAGTGGATCTGGAACATTGCTTCCAAATACATCGGTAAATTCTATTACAGAATCGGGTGGTAATTTTACTATTGAGTTATCTCAAGATGCAGAAAGTCCAGGAGCAGTAAATCTTAATTTTACTACTCCATATGGAACTACTCAGACACAAGATTTTGAATATGAAGTTGAAGGTGTTGGAGTTATCGATACTATCGAGGTCAATAGTGAAGGCAATGGATATGAAATAACGGATGAAATTACTGTTGATGCAACACTCCTTTCGCAACCTACATCTTATGTGGTGACAAACGAGGCACTCTCTCGTATTGAGTTTGTAAATCCTCCTGCATCTGGAACTTTTACAGTTGGAGAAAGCATTACAGCTGATGGAACTATTTTATTTGAAGTAAAATTTGTAAAAGAATCTGGTGGTCTTACATCATATATTTTAACCCAATCTAACACAGTTTCTGCTGGGGAGGATATCGAGACTGAAACTGGAGGAGTTGCTTATACGACTCAAAATAATTCAACCACATATAGATATTTTATTGATGGATCAATTGAACCAAATATTACACTGTATGTAGATAGTCAATATACTTTCGATCTTTCAGATTCTTCAAATGATGGACATCAATTTGCTTTAAGTGAATTTAAAGATGGACCATATGCACCAAGTCTTGCAGAAAATGTAATAACAAATCTTACTTCCGGAAGTGCCGAGATTACTGTTTCCCCATCAGAAGCAGCATTAATTCTGCCAAATATGGCAGTCACTCAAAATTCTGGAAGTGGAATACCAAATGGTACTACTGTTGTTTCTGTAGATGTGGGAACAAATGTTGTTACTCTAAGTAATGCATCTTTAATTGATGCAACATCAGCAGATTTAACTTTTGCAGGTGTAGAATATATTGATGGTGTATCCAGAGCATCAGACGCTTTGAATATTATTGTTAGAGATTCTACTCCTACTTTATACTATTATTGTGCATCAGGAACAGGACACGAAAATGAAGGTGGATATGATAATGAAGAAGTTGCTATTACTATAGATGCAAATAATCCAAAAGTTTTTGGATCTAATGCTCTGTTTGTTGTTTCTGATATCAATAGTCAAAATTCTATTGCAATGGATATTGTTGATGGATCAATTACATTATCCGATGTTATCTCAACTAATGCCACAATTGCAACCTTAATTGCTACTGATATCACAGCAGAATCAGGATCTTTTACAACCCAAGTCGCCACTCCTCTTTTAAACAGAGAAGGTTCAAATTTTCAATTAAAGGCAAATACATTTAACCTGACTTCAGATTTAAATGTTGACAATAAATTAACTATCTCTAAATCTGCAGGAAATTTAGAGACTAGTGGATATATTAAAGTTAATGATTATCTTCTTGTTGATAATATTTTAAAAATTGAAGAAAATACTATTTCTACTATTACACCACAAAATATTATCATTCAACCTTCTGTAGGTAAACTTGCAGTGGTAGATGCTACTAGTGCATTAGTTCTTCCCTCTGGAAGTACACTACAGAGACCGGGAGCAGCAGTTGCAGTAAATGGTTCTGTTAGGTATAACAATCAAACAGAACAATACGAGGGTTATAATGCTAATAGCCTTTCCTGGTCTTCTCTTGGTGGTGTTAGAGACTTAGATGGAAACACTTATATCTTAGCAGAATTAACTACGGGTTCTAATGATAATACATTATGGTTTATTAATGATAATGTCAACACATTTAAATTCACTCCATCTTATATGGAGTTTACGAATGTAAAAAAAGCAAGATCATTAAGTGTAAGTGCTCCTACATTTACTGAATGGAGAGCAAACATTCCTGTAGTCCTAGGACAGTTTGTCAAATATAAAAATAATCTATATGAAGTAACAGTTGGTGGTACTACAGGAACTACAGGTTCAGAACCCGTTCACACTACAGGTGCTGTCGTTAATGGAAGTGCTGAACTTACCTGGTCACAAATTGCTGTTGCTCCAATTACATTTGAAGACTATCAAGAGATGCTATTTGATCCTTTTGGATCAAGTCCAGTCAGAGTCAACAACAATCTAAAGTTTCAAAATGCTACAATTTCTACAACAGTAGATGACCTTATATTAGCACCAAATAGTGGAAAGAAAATTATTTGTGATGCATCAACTACTATTGCTCTTCCAGTAGGTGCTGATGCAGATAGAGGAGTTCCTATTCAAGGATCTGTAAGATTCAGCACAACTTCAAGTCAATTTGAGGGATATGATGGAGCAAACTGGGGTTCTTTGGGTGGCGTAAAAGACGTTGACCAAAACACATATATTATTCCAGAAACTTCTCCTGGTGCTAATGAAAATACTTTATTCTTTTATAACGATGGAGTTAAGAGTGTCGAATTAAGTACTGGTGCTTTAGATTTTTATGCGGTTGATACTATTAGATCAGTTACTTCAGATGAGTTAGAAATTACTACTTCTTTACTTACTATTGATCAGGGAGCAACCACAATTGATAATACTTCAGCGACAACTACTTTCTTACATAGTTCAAAACAGTACCTAGACATTGGTCTTTCTGCTGGTATTACAGTAGATCCTATTTTACGTCTAGACGATCAAGGTGATGTGTATTTTAATACTACATTTGGTGGCGGATTTAATGGAGTTAAAATTTTTGATGGGCAATTGAAAGAATTTGAACTTTCAGACACTCGTATTCTATCGGACGAATTTGTTTTAATTAAAGGTTCTGTCGATAATGGTGGAACTGATATCTACACAACAACAATTGAAGAGGGAGCAAAAGTAGTTGTCACAGCATTCAACCCAACAACTAATGATAAGGAATTTATAGAATTTGGTGTTATCGATAATGGATCTGATGCATACTATACTGAATACGGTAATGTGATTACTGGCACTAAATTAATCACACCAACTTTTGAGTACACCGCAAATAATACCATTAGACTAAATATTCTAGTAGGTGATTCAGTTGGATCTACTCAAAACGTTAATATCACTGTTGTTTCACACATCACTAAGAAATAAAAATGGCATCTATAAAAGAAAAGTTTGATTCTGCTGGTGGATTTTCTGTAGAGAAAACAATTCATATTGACGAATATCATAATGCAAAAAATCTCAATAGTTTTGAATTAAAAAATTCTTTCTATACTGATAGTAGAGTAAAAAATGTAATCTTGAGAGGTATCAATACTGCAGTATTATCTGTAGACGATATTGGCACACAAATTACAATTGAAAATAATACTATTAATTTTATTACCGGAAGAGTTATTGTTGTAAATCCTCAAGGAACAGCATATTCTGGAAAGTTGGAATCAGTAGTTCAATGTAATTCAGTTGGTGATGTAAGTATCTTATCTACAATGATAACATCTATTAAGGATGATATCCCTGCAGGTCAATCATGGGTTATTGAACCTTTGGGATCAACCAATCGTTTTAGTTATAGTACGACAAGAGCAGGAACAACACAAACATTAAAGTGGGCAGTAGCTACAGATATAATTAGTATTGCGTGGACCTGATGCTAAATATATCAGAGGATAAATAGGCGGAGCTAGATAGCACCATGAGTTTTAATATCAATTCCGATAAAGAGTTCATTAGAGGTTCCAAACCACAACTCATCGGTGATAATGAACTTACGATTAGAACTGGATCTGGTTCTCTCGAAAAGGAGATTATCAGAACACAGTTAGATGCAAATACTGGTTTGCCCCGTGTTGGTATCAACCGAACCGGACAGAGAGTAAACGAAGTTAAAATTCTTTCTGGTGGATCTGCGTATACTAGTATTCCATCTGTAACTTTAGATCCACCAGGTACTGCTGGAGGAATTCAAGCACTAGCATCTGCTTTTATTTTTAACGGTGAAGTAGTTAATATCGCCGTTAATAATCCCGGTAGTGGATACACATCTGCTCCTGCTGTGACCATAACAGGTGGTGGTGGATCTGGTGCATCTGGAGAGTCTTTCCTTGATACAGTTGACTTTGAACTTGATATCAACGGCGCAATCAGAACATCAACATCAATTATTTCAGACACAGCGAGAGTTCTGAATCTTGATGTTGATAATTTTGTCACTCCAGATCTCGTTTTACGAGGTCCAAATTTCAAAAATTATATGAATGGTACTGGAGTTCTATGGGATTCCAATGTTATTGTTCAAGAAAACGCTTACAGATGGTTTGGTTCTAATGTATATCAAGCATTAAATAGTGGAACTACTGCATCAACAGCACCAGTTCATACTGATGGTATCGTAACAAATGGTACAGTTCAGTTTAAACATATTGGTATTAGAGCAGAGGATCAAAACGCATTTGCATATGGCGAGACAGGTGAAGCAGGAATTTTTCCGCGCTCGATTACTCCTTTACTAGGTGATAGATCCGACAAAATTGCAACTACCGAATACGTTTTAAATCTAGCAACAAATGATGTTGGTGGTCGTATTTACGTCTCAGAGCAAATTGGTTCTGACCTAAATGATGGTCGTTCAGCAGTTAATCCTGTACGTACAATCAAGAAAGCAGCACAAGAGGCATGGAAAACTGTTGGTGTTAAAGAAACTCTTATCGTTTCTGGTGGTGAATATCTAGAAGATAACCCAATCTCTTTGCCACCTGATGCTTCTGTTGTTGGTGATAACTTACGTTTGGTAATTGTCAGACCAAAAAATCCAGGCAAACATATTTTTAAGTTTGGTGATAAGAACTATGTTACTGGTGTAACGTATAGAGATAAAATTGATGCCAACGGAGATTCTGTCTCTACTTGGGATTTTGCAATGGTCTTTGATGACAAGCAAAGAGTCATCTTAGATTATGAAGTAAATGGAGATTTTGGTGTTGAGTTTCCAGTTGGACATCAGATTTTTGGACCTGACCAGTTTAGAATTGGATTTCAGGAAAACACAGGATTAAATGCTCTACAAACCGGATTAGAAATTGTTGGTATCAACACAGGTGCTAGAGCAAAAATATTTGATCTCACTTTTACCGGTACAGGAGTTGTAGAAAATAAAGGAACTATAGATATTACACTGACCAGTGGTTCTATTCAAGAAGGTGAGACTTTTAAATACATAACTTCTGCTTCTACAAATGCTGCTATTAATGCATTTTCAATTAGTGCAGTAAGTGGATTCAATACATTCAGAACTAATACAGATCCCACAGGAGAAATTGCTGGTGGTGATTACATATTTTTAGATGATCTAGATGATTCTACTTTCACTTCTGGATATTATGAAGTTGCAAGTATTACACCAGATGACGAAAACACCCCAACATATTGGGATGTTACTGTTGTTCCAATTCTAAACTCTCCAACATGGAATGCCAATACATCTGAAAGTATTTTAATCTATGAAGCAAGTGTTGTAGAATATCAGTTTGATGGAGTATCACTAGAATCAATTAGAGCAGAAGGCGAAGTTGTATCTATTGACGAGAATACTACAAATACTCTACCAATTCAAAGACTAGATTTTTCACTTCAAGGAGATCCCAGTATTACAACTGGAGGTTTCCAAGATGAACAGTTTGGTAATGCAGAAGATTTAGGTGGTGTTGTTTTCTACACCAATGAATTAGTTGGTCGAGAGAATTTTCATGAGTTCAAAGAAGGTCAAGAAATTTTAATTGAAGGTCTCCCAACTGTTGGTCCCGATTTATCATTTTTAAATGGCAAGCAAAGAATTTACAAAGTTCTAGAAGATGCAGATGGTCGCTGCCGAAGATTTGTTATACCAAAGAAAGCATCGTCAATTAATGATGCCAATTTTGATCCAGGACAAAATGCTACGGTAAGTACATATTCTAGAAGTGTTACCCTATCACTACTAAACTCACCAAATACATTTGCCCTTACAACTCCAGTAGAGAGAAGATTTCAGGATGCATGTGTTTTCATCCGCAATAACAGAGACTTCATTGCTGATGAGGTAGTAGGAAGAATTAATGATGAATTTAAAAAATCTTATTTTTCAGTTTATGATATTAGTGGCAATGATTTTAAAATTTATCTAGGTACTTCCAGATTTGCTCATACTTATGATAACTCAGTTCCAACAGGAACAGTTAAGTTTGGCGGAAGCACTTACAATATTACAGATTTTATATATGATCATGCAATTACTGGTATAGCTACTATTACAACCAGTGGAACAATTTCTGGTCTTTCAGAAGATGATAACGTTGAACTTGCTGGTATTGAAGTTACTTGCGATAATGGAACTAAAATATATCCAAGTGCTAACATTCCAACCAGCGATGAAGAGTGTCGTCAAGATGTTGTCCACTTTTGTAATGCACTTGTAAGAGATCTTGAGTTTGGCACAAATCATAATATTATTGAGTCATCTCAAAAGTATATTGTTGATGGCAAAATTGCGTATATCGAAGAAGAGATTACTCAAAATGTACGTGCAATAGAATATGCTAGAGAACTAGCAGTCTATGCAATGCGTAACTGGAGAACTAAAAATGGTACTCCCAATGATCCAATCTACACTCCAAGGTATTCTTCTGTTGTAAGATACTTTGATGATACTGTTATAACATCTACAGCAACTGATGGAGGTACAATTGCATGTGAAGATGTAAGATCGGCAATTGACACTTTATCATACCTATGGGTTGATGTCATCACCAATGGTCAAAATGGTACTTATAAAGATGCTGCATATTTAATTACTAGAAATGCTGATGTAATTGCAAGTGAAACATATTATCAAACTAAGGTTGCTTATCCTGGACTGAACCATAATAATATTGACGAAAGAAAGTGCCTCAGAGATACCAAATCAGTTTTGAACGCATTAGTCAAAGATCTTACTCTTGGAGGAAACTTTGGCATTTTAGAAGCAGGAGAAATATACTTTACTGGAACAGCATTAACTGGTGTTTCTATTGACGAATTGCCAGCAGTTCGTTATGCATATACGGTAGCAAAAGACTTAGCGCAAAAAGCAATGCGTAATTGGTCTATTAGTGGAAACATTATTGCTGCACAACCAACTAATGCCACATACAATCCATCTAGTGGAGAACTTGTTCTAACGGTAATCACAAGCAATTTGCCAAGTGGTTTCTCGTCTGCTGTCAACTGTAGGGTTGGATTCCAATTAGGAGCATTGACATTTAGCTGTGCTCATAATGGTGGTGGAGATGATGCAAGTCCTCAAATTTTAGATACAAATCCTGGACAATCCTACTCAGTTCTTGGATATAGTGATGGAGGTGGAATTTCTACAATTACACTGAACGTTGGAGCTGCTGGTACTAACACAGATGCACATACCTTCCAGAGTGCATTATCGGGTGGAACAATTTTTGTTAATGACTATGCAGTATTAAACACAACTATTCCGAGATTTGAAGATTACACAACTGGAACTGATTTTCCAAACACTCCTATATGTGCTGGTGTAAAATCTGCTATTGATACCTCTTTCCAGTTATTGGATGATATTCTATTATATGCTGTCGATACGGTTAATGGTATTGAACCAGGAACAACTACTCCAACATATGGAACTCTATTTACTATTTCTGATATTATTACATATCCAAACAATTATGTTTATGATCTTAATAATAACAGGATGGCAATCCGTGGAACATATGATGACTATCCGATTATTGAGGCATCTCCATACACTCAGAACGCATCTGTTATCTCCTTCCTAGGTGGTGGCGGTGCTTTAATTGACGGTGCTAAAGTCAAGCAACCCAACTGTCCTTTCCCCGGTTTAAACCAAGACGGAACAGCTCAGTTCCCAAATCAAGGTAAATCGATGGTTGCTGCGGCATTCACGATTGTTTCTTTTGGTGGTACAGGTTATAAAATTATTAACGATGGTTATGTCCAGTTAGTTTCAGTCTTCGTTATCTTCTGTGCTGATGGTGTTCTTGCTGAGTCTGGTGGTTATGCTTCTATTACAAACTCTGCTACCAACTTTGGTATTCACGCCCTACGCGGTATTGGATACAGAGATGAAGCATACAGTTTCGACGTTGCAACTATTACCAATGTATCTTCGACTCCAACAGGTAGAGCAATTTTAACTGTTGATGGTCTTGGCAGAGAACCGCTAGAGCATTATGTTGTTAAAATTGATGGTTATCAAAATACCAATGAAGATATTGAATACTTTGTTGATGTTGTAGCCAAAGTTGGTGCTGGTCCACCATTCTCCGCTGAACTTACCATTGATGATGGTCAAGGTCAAGCTATGAATCTTACCGATAGTGCAACTGGTGTTCCTGTAGCAACTTCAGTTCTGGATGGTAAAACAATTAGATTGCATAGACCTTCTATTGTCAACTCGTCTTCACATACTTGGGAGTATGCAGGTTCTGGTACTAACTACTTAGCACTACCAGAAAACGGTGGTACTAAAAATGAGGCAGAAGAACAAGTATCAGAAAACTATGGTCGAGTATATGTTTCAGGCACTGACGAATTAGGAGACTTTAAAGTTGGTACGTTTGCTAGGATCGAGAACAGAACTGGTAATATTACTTTCACTGGTACTGTTACTATCTCTGAAGTTGAATTCCTGAAACTGAAGGGTGGTGATGTTGTTGTTACTGGATTCTCCGCTGACAACACTCTTGGTGGAGCTACTACAAGTAATTCTGTTCTGCCTACACAAAAAGCAGTTAGAGATTACATCACTAACAATTTAGGACCTTTCATCAATAAACCATATTCCACAAATGCTGTTCCTAGAGCTCTAGTTGAACTTACGGATTCTGGTAAAATTTCTGTTGATCAAATTCCAGCACTCAGACCATTTGAAGTTTTTACTGTTGTTAATGAGGGCGAAAGACTCCAGTTAGAAGGAGCACTTGCAGGTGATATTGCTATTCAACAAAATAGCGATGTTGTAAATGGATCTCCCCAATCGTTTATTCTTAATAATGATTTGGATAGTCAGTTCTTGGCATTTAATCCAGATCCAACAATTCAATTTACTCTTAATGATATTTTCCAGGGTAGTAATACCACCGGTCGCGTTCAAGCAACTGAGTATAGAACTGGAGTTGTATTTACAATTAATCTTGTACAAGGTGGTAGTGGATACACAGTACCTCCAACAGTTACAATTGCAGGTACTGTTGGACAAGGTGGAATAGAAGCAAAAGCAGAAACAACCATAGCTAATGGTGAAGTTGTTACAATTTCACTAATCTTCTTTAATGGGGTTAAAGGTGGTAAAGGTTATACAAGTGCTCCTACTGTTACTATTTCGGCACCTCCAGGATTAGGAACCCAAGCAACAGCAAATGCATTAATTGAATCCAGACTATATGGAAATATTGTTAATAGAATTGCAATTATTGATACTGATCAGATTGAAAGTAGTGATGTTCCTGCAGTTACCGTTAACCTTACAAGAGTAGTTAATACTTCATCTAGTGATATTAATAATTGGGTTGGATTATCATCCAATCAGATTGCTGCTTCTGATATCACTTCTGGTACTATAGAGACTGATAGACTTGCTAATAGCGGCGCTGCAAACTCGTTTACTTTCCTACGAGGTGATAGTTCGTTCGCTCTTGCTGTTCAATCACTCAAAGGAGCAGAAACTCGATACTTTGCTAAGTTGTATAGCAATGTGAGTAGTGGTCAGAACTCAATGATCTTTACTACAAATTCAGATTTCTTAATTGGTCATTCTGTTCTTTCAAGCATTAATGGCATCCAATCAAATACCAATATTACTGGTGTTATTACTGCAGCTGGATTGACAACTATTTCTATCAACAATCCAGTTTCACAAACAATTACTGCTGGAACTATTATTGAGTTCCAGCGTGGCAATTCGCCAATGATTTTTGAGTCAACTTATACTCAAGGAAACTTTGTTGATCGTATTATTATCGCCAATGGTGGTACTGGATTTACTAATGGTCAGTATTCTGATATTGCATTGAGTGGAGGAGCAGGAAATGATTTAAAAGCTTCAATTACTGTTTCCGGTAATACAATTACAAAGGCTCTTGTAACATCTGGTGGAACTAACTACACAAGTGATTTTTCAATTACACTCAATCCCACTGAAATTGGTGCTGGATCTGGAATGGTTTTGGAAGCAAAAGTTTCTACCGTTAATAGACAGTATGCAAACGTTGCATTAGATGTTCAGAGAGTTACAGATCTAACCATTACAGCGGATGAATATGGAACGATTGGTGTATCTAGGTTTAGGAAAGCTCAATTTAATCTTGGCACAAAAGGAAATGGTTCGGTTGAACTTAAAACAGGTGCTGGATCTGGACTAGATGCAGATAAATTGGATGATAAGCAAGGTTCTTACTACACAAATGCAACAAATTTATTCACAGGAACTGTTCCTACAGATAGACTTGCTGGATCCTATAACATCAATGTTTCTGGTTCTTCTGGAAATACACTAAGACTAGCAACTGGTACTAACAACCCAACATCAAACCCAACTCCAAATAATTTCGTTGAAGGTCTTGCTGCTAATACTATCAATAATAGTTCTGATGGTTTGAATGATGGTGGAGCTCAACACCTTGTGTTGACAATCAGAAACAAAGGTCAAGGTTTAACTGCCGAAGGTGGTGTCAGACAAATGGCATTCACAGACAATGACAACATCTGGTTGCGTGGTTCTGGTGATGAAGTAACAACTTTTGGTACTTGGGCGAAGATGTGGACTTCTCTAAATGATGGTCCTGGTTCCGGTCTTGATGCTGATAGACTTTCCAACAAACAAGCAGAATGGTATCAAAATGCACTTAATATTAACTATGGAGTTATTTCTGATAATAGAATTCCAACATTCTTAAGTGCTACTAAATTTAGAGATAATCTTCGCATTCAATCATTTAATGGAGATCCTAAGTTTAGAATTTATGTTGCTGGTCGAATCTTAAATGCAACTCCATTTACTCCTGGGGGAAATGTCAACCTATACAATGCACTTTCTCAAGCAATTGGTGCAATTTCAATTGATAACATTGTCATTAATGATGACGCAAGTGATACCTTTAATGATTACACGATCCTTATTGGTAGATTGACTACCGGTAATTTTATTGGCGGAGAAACTATTGGTACTGCATCTAATAGAGTTCCTTACCAAGACTTTACACTTGACGATAATAATGTTGTTGAAGTTGCTACTCTAGAAAGCGATGGTGGTACTGCCAACTTAAGGTTAGGAAGGAAAGATGGCAATGCTACTTCTCCGGGTGTTTACTTTAATAGTTCTCAGTTAACTGCAAATTATAATAGTGCAATTGTATCCACTGGTGGTACTTCTACTGATGGTTCAGGAACCCTGAATGCTATAGTAGTAAATGCAGATGGATTTAATATTAATGGTAATGTTATCTGGAACGAAGGCAACATTCAATTTAATTCAACGAACGTTGTAAGTACTGCTGTTGAACGTGATAGTTCTGGTAATTTTGCCGCTGGCACAATTACAGCATCAATAATCGGTGCGTCTTCACTAAACGTCCTTAAGACGGGTGATACTATGACAGGACCACTACAACTGTCTGGTGTTAATTCCACTTTAACTATTGCAGGAACTGCAACTTTCAGTAGCACTGTAGGAATCACAGATGATTTAACAGTTGACAGTGGCGTTTTGTTTGTAGATGCTTCTTCCAATGAAGTTGGTATTAATACCACAGATCCACAGCAAGCACTACATGTATATGGAAACATTAGATTGGATGCGGTAAACCCAGAAATTCAGTTTAATGGGACTAGCGATACCGGTATTGATATAGCAATCAAGGCAACACCAGAAGGTTTAGATTTTTATGAACCAGAAGATAGTAATAAAATTCAATTCAGAATTTATGATGATACTGGTGTGGATTCTCCATTCGGTTATCATATTAACGGAACCAGAATTTTCAATCAAGCAAGAGATTTAACTAACGTTAACTCTACTACTATACAAAATTCAGGTGCTGGTCAACTCAATTTCTATAATAATAGTGGTACAAGATACTGGAGAGTTGGTTCAAATAATAATGCAACTAACTACTTTTCGATCGAAGCATCAGATGCAAATGGAGGCACGACATTTAGTGGATCACCTGCTCTCGCTGTAAGTGGAGTTAATAATGCTGTAACAATTAACACTACTTCAACCTCTGGTACTGACCCATCAGATGGTACTACTGTAAGAAATTACAAATTTAATGTTCAAGGTGATATGAACCTTAACGGTCAGTTCTTCCAAAATAATGCCGAATTTGTAACCTCCAGATGGACTGAAGCAACTAATGGTGATGACATTTACAGATTGTCTAAGGTTGGTATTAATAAAGCAGATCCGCAATATACATTAGATCTGGATGGAGATTTTAATATCACTGGTATTCAGTATATTAATGGCAATGCACAATGGTTGGATTCCAATGGAATCATCAAAATTGTTCAAAATGCTGATATCTCAGAGAACATTACAATTGGTAATTCTAGTGATTGTTTTTCCAATGGTCCTATTGAAATTGCTACCGGATATGCGGTAACTATTGGAAGTGGATCTAGTTGGGCAATTATCTAATCTAAATAAAAGAAAGTTTAAAAAATGTCAACTGTTAATACTGATAGGGCCAATATTGGAATTGGTATTAAAATTCCGTCATTAACTCAGTCTCAAATCAATAGTCGTTCTACGAACGGTGGTGATATTGTATACAATAGCACCGAAGAGACAATGCAGATCTACAATTCTGTAGAAGGGCAATGGGAAGTTATTGGAGAGGGAGCATCTTTGTATGATTTCTCAACAGCAACTTTTACTACTCCAATAGAAGGATATCAAGGTCCTTCTTTGTCGCAAATTAGAGCCGGAATTTCCGGTAATGATGCATGGAAAAACGATACAAGTTTCTTGAGTGTATCATCTGGTATAATTACATGGGCAGTTCCTGCTGACGGAAATTATGTTATTACCGTAAGAGGTGGTCAAGGTGGCAGAAGTAATTGTTATGGACCTGCTGGCGGCAAAGGTGCTAGGTTATCAGGAACATTTGCATTGACTTCAGGTGATACCCTTAAAATGGCTATTGGACAAAGAGGAACCAATAACTGTTATGACTGTGGTGGTGGAGGAGGTACTTATGTATGCACATCTAGTAATTCTCCTTTAATTATTGCAGCAGGTGGCGGTGCTGGATCTGCTTCGGGATATCCTTATGGTGGCAATGGTTATCATGGGAGACATGATATCACCAATGGATCTTTAGGTTACAGCAGCAGACCTGGAGGCACTAATGGATCTGGTGGAAATGGATATGGTAATGCTGGAGGTGGTGGAGGTTTAACCGGAAACGGTAGTGGATCCTGGTATGGTAGAGCTTTCACCAACGGATCTCAAGGTGGTCCTGGTCCTGCTCAAGGTGGTTTTGGCGGCGGTGGTGGCGGTGGAGGCACTAATGGCGCTGGTGGTGGTGGCGGGTATTCCGGCGGTGGTGCAACTCAATGGAGTTTCTGGGGTGCTGGAGGAGGATCATATAATGGTGGTTCTAGTCAATCAGGAACAACAGCAGAAAATTCAAATGCTGGATCAATAAGTATACAATTTCAAGGATAGAAAGGAAATGAAATATATTAAATTAGTAAACAACACTCCTATCCATTATACAATAGAACAATTTATTGAAGAATATCCGGAAGTTAAAATTTATACAAAAGTAAAAGGAATTCCCGATAAAAATGTTTTAAAGCAGTATGATGTATATCCTTTGATTACTACCGCGTCTCCAGAAATAACGGCAGATACAGAAGTAGTAGAGATAGATCCTCAACAAAATTGGAATGGTGAGTGGATTCAGCAATGGGAAGTAAAAGAGATTCATAAATCAATTGATGATATGGAAGTTGAGGAAAAGAAGGGATTTAAATTTCCTAATCTTGGTGCTGATGCATTTGCTAGTAATGAACAAAGACTAGAAAGAATGAATATTTGTCAAGACTGTGATAGATATAGAAAATCTACTAGACAATGTAAAGAGTGTGGATGTTTTATGGTTCTCAAAGCGCAACTAAAAGTATCCGCATGCCCCCTAGACAAGTGGGGAAAATTAGTCTAAATAAGATATAGAGTACTTTTAAAAATGGCAGAAACTTCAAAACTTACGGTTGACACAGCTAACGTCTCGCAAAATTTAGTTTTTGCAAGATTATCTGTGGCCGCAAGAGATGCACATTTTGCAGCCAATCCTCCAGAGATTGGCATGCTCATTTTTAATGATGACGACAAAGTTTTAGAATTTTGGAATGGTAGTGAATGGAAACTTGCTCTCGGAGAGAGAACGGGTGGAGGAGGAGCACAACGATATAATTTTCAAGGTTTTGAATATGATGCTAATGAGACGAGCAGGACCGGTCCATCGTTAGCGACTGTTGTAAGCAGAATTTCTGGTAATGATGAATGGAAAAATAATTCAGAATATTTAAGTGTTAACAGTGGAGTTTGGTCATGGACCCCACCAGGAACCGGAAACTACAAAATTGAATGCTGGGGAGCCCAAGGTGGTAGAAGTAATTATTATGGACCTGCTGGTGGCACAGGAGTATATGCTACTGGTACTGTGAATATCAAAGGTGGAACTAAATTAAAAATTGTTGTCGGACAAAGAGGCACAAATAATGGATATGATTGCGGTGGCGGCGGTGGTACTTATGTCTGTGAAGAAGACAACACACCTTTAGTTATTGCAGGAGGAGGTGGTGGTGGATCTGCTTCTGGAATGAATGGACCAGGACCACAAAATGGAACCACTAGTGAAACTGGAGGTAGCACTGCTTATGGTCCTGGTGGATCTAATGGATCTGGCGGCGGCGGTAATAATGGTCCTTCTGGAGGTGGTGGAGGAACAACCGGAAACGGTAATGGAAGTTGGGGAGGTCAAGGTCTATCTGCCGGATCTCAAGGTGGTCCTGGTCCTGCCCCTGGTGGTTTTGGCGGCGGCGGCGGCGGTGGAGGCACTAATGGCGCTGGCGGTGGTGGCGGATACTCTGGTGGAGCTATGTCTAGATGGAGTTTTTATGCTGCTGGTGGAGGTTCTTATGTAACTTCTGATGCTACTGGAGCAGTGAAGACGGCAGGGCAAAGACAAAATGCCGGTAAAATTAAAATTACTAAGGTGTGATGAAATGACAAGATTAATTAAATTAAATAATCACAATCCTATTGAATATTCAGTAGAACAATTTATTGAAGATCATCCTGATGTGGATCCATGTGATGCAGAGTATCAAGAACTTTCTGCTGAAATTTTATCAAAGTATGATATTCATATTCTCCACGAAGCAGTAAAACCGTCAATTGATGGAAATATTGTAGAAGGTCCTCCTGTGTTTCTTGCAGAGAAATGGATTCAAAACTGGATTAATCAAGTGCCACCTCCGTGGGAATAAATAATAGTAATAGGTCTATAATATAAATGTCTACCTTAAACGTAAATCATCTTTTTATCAATACTGATCTCAATATTCCACAATATAGTGAGGCAGCTAGAGATGCTTTGCCAAAAATTATTGGTGCCGTGATTTATAATACAACTTCAGGTCAATTTGAAGTTTGGACGGGAGACCCAGATAGTGATGTAGACTCAGAATATGGAGTCGGGTGGATTTCTTCTCCTGGTCCGCAACTATATGAATTCTCATCAGCAACTTTTACTACTCCAATAGAAGGATATCAAGGTCCTTCTTTGTCGCAAATTAGAGCCGGTATTTCTGGCAACTCTGCATGGAAAAACGATACAAATTTTTTAAATGTATCATCTGGTGTTATTTCTTGGGCAGTTCCTGCTGACGGAAATTATCAGATTACCGTAAAAGGTGGGCAAGGTGGAAGAAGTAATTGTTATGGACCTGCTGGCGGCAAAGGTGCTAGGTTAACAGGAACATTTTCTTTATCCCAAGGTGATACCCTTAAAATGGTTATTGGACAAAGAGGAACTAATAACTGTTATGACTGTGGAGGAGGCGGTGGAACATATGTATGCACATCTAGCAATTCCCCTTTAATTATTGCAGCAGGTGGGGGCGCTGGATCTGCTTCTGGATATCCTTATGGCGGTAATGGTTATCATGGAAGACACGACATCACTAATGGATCTTTAGGTTACAGCAGCAGACCTGGAGGCACTAGTGGAGGTGGTGGAAATGGATATGGTAATGCTGGCGGCGGCGGAGGTTTAACCGGAAACGGTAGCGGATCTTGGTATGGCAGATCTTTCACCAACGGAGCGAGTGGTGGTCCTGGTCAAGCTCAAGGTGGTTTTGGCGGCGGCGGCGGCGGTGGAGGCACTAATGGCGCTGGCGGCGGCGGCGGATACTCTGGCGGTGGTGCAACTCAATGGAGTTTCTGGGGTGCTGGAGGAGGATCATATAATGGTGGTAATTCTCAATCAGGAACAACAGCAGACAATTCAAATGCTGGATCAATAAGTATACAATTTCAAGGATAGATAAATAGTCTTATACACAATTACCGGTGATAACTATGGATCCAGCACAACTTAAGTCTAATTTTGAAGAGCAGATTGCTTCTACAGAAAAGCAAATTGCGGAACTCGAAAAAAATCTAGTCAAAGCAAAAGAATATAAAATTAAATTGGAAGGCGGTCTAGAAACTCTAGGTCTTCTAGAAGATAAACCGGAAGAAGAAGCAGAAGTAGCACCCACAGAAGTAGTAGAATAACTCTCAGATCCCTTCTTCCTAAATAGGTAAGAAGGGATTTTTGTGTGTAATGGCGTCTCCAAATTCAAGAGCTGATCTTATCACATATTGTAAGAGGCAACTTGGTGA